GCGCAATCTCCAAGACTATGAGACGCGCGAAACCCCAAATGGCACCGAAGTGCGCTGGGTTGTGTGCAAACATGATTTTGATTGGGAAAATCCCAAACACGTCTATTTACTAATGATGCATTATGATGCCTTGCGCGAATAGCTTAAGGAGAAGTTGAATACGTATGGGCGCGCCCTAATCTGGGATTTAGAGCGCTATATAGAAATGGCCAATCTAACGCCTGTACGCCGTGCCATTGTAAATAAGGTGCTGCAAAAAATGCCACGCGAACAAATTGCGGCCGAGATACTCTCGGAATTTGGGATTACATATAATGCGTTTTACCTAAGCACTTTAATCGCGAATGATATTCCAAAAGAAATCGCGCGAACAGCATTGCGCCATAGGCTTCTTTGTGAGACTCCGCCCGAGGACTTAAAAGTATGTAAGCGTTGCGGCCGAGCCTTACCGCGCCACCCGTTGTTCTATACCAAAAATAATGGGCGTAAAGATGGCCTACAAACTAGCTGCCGCGAATGTGAGCGTCAGAGACGTGTTGAAAAAGGGGAGGTGCGCCAATTTGACGGAAGACAAAAAGATTCGCAAATGCTTGCGATGCAAGCAGGAAAAACCAATTGAAGCATTTGCGGCGACCAACTCTCGTTTTTTCCCAGCCCACCGTTCTATTATATGCACTTCATGCCTTGAGGCTACTACAAAGCAAGACAATTTGGATGAGGTTAATAAGGTATTGCAATGGCTGGATTTGCCTTTTGACTTAAATAAATGGACTTAGTTATATGAATAGCATAAGGATAAGACATTCACTGCTTACTTTAATTGCCTATATGATGATAGCTATGCCAAAACTTCTTGGGCGGACGAAAATGCGCGATGGGAGCTCGCGCGAAAAGAGGGCACCATTGATGATGAAATTAAGAGCATTAACGATGCGCACATGAAGTCTCTAAAGAAAGTATGGGGCCCGACCTATAAGCCCGCGGAACTCTTATGGCTAGAAAACTTTTATAACTAGATTGTCGCAACCCAAAACGTTTCAACCCCAATTTTGCAAGAAAAGGCCCGCGACTTCTGTGAGCTTCAATGGCATATTAAGTAGGGCCTGCGCGAAAACATTGATGTTTCCAAAATGATGAAACAGGCTGATGATATAGTGAAAACCTATCACTTTGAAGCCTCCAATGCCAAATCTGCGGCGGACTTTGAATCCGTAGGGGAGCTGATGGTCTATTATGGGAAGAAAGGATGGCATCCCAATTGGCATACAGAGCCGCAAGATTCCATTGACTTTATGATGGAAAATATTTAGAATTATCTATAGCGCCTAGTACGTAATGAAGGTAATTTTGCCGAACAAGTTGAAGATAAGCGCGCGAAGTATAACATGACTGAGCGGCTTGAAGAAATTGAAAACGAAAAAGTTGAATTTGACGAAACAGCCGATATTGAGTATGAAGGAAGCAACGAACTTGCCGCAGAACTATAGGGAGGGGGATATGATGAGTGAAATCTCAGAAGAGACCCTAATGCGTGATGGTATCCCAATAGAGAAAGGCGTTTCACTTACGCGCGAGTTCCTTGATATAAATCAAGACCTTTTTACTAAATATTTAAATCTATGGATACTGTATCCAGATTTGTTTTTAGATGTAATATAGGATAGGAAGGATGCAAAGCATTTCCACTTAATGCCCTTCCAGCGCATTGAGTTGCGTGCGTCCATGAGATATAGATACACGTTTTGGACTGCCACACGTGCAACATCCAAATCTTTTACCGCATATCTTAGCGCCTATGTGCGCGCAGTTCTATTGCCTGGCTCCAACATTATGATTGCTTCTGACGTTAAAGGCACGGTTATTAAAATTGCAGAAGCCAAATTCTCTGAAATATTCCGACATTGGCCTTTACTAGAAAAAGAACTGGCAACTCGTGCAGAAGACGGAAAAACCGGTATTAAATCTAGCGGCAACTATTATGAAATACGCTTGAAGAATGGTAGCGCGATTACGGTTGTTTCTAAGGACACCAGCCGTGGATTACGTGCTACTGCCGCAATTCTTGAAGAAGCCGCCCTAATTGAAGAAACAGCGTTTAACGAAGTACTTTGGCCGCAAATGAATATCGCGCGCCGCGAAGTAGATGGAAGCCTTAATCCTGATGAGCCTAGCGCCGCGCAAACCTTCATAACTACAGCCGCAGAACGCACTGTTTTTATGTATTCTAAGCTAATTGAAATTACTGTCAATGCTGTATTGCGCCCAAAAGAATACTTCTCATGGGGCCTATCTTATGAGGTGCCCCTACATTATGGGCTTATAGATAGAGCGACCTTAATGGATCAGAGGCTTTCTAATACTGTAAGCGAGGAATCATTCGCGCGCGAATCACTATCAATTTGGAGTGGTAATAGTTCAGATGCTTGGCTAGATTCTAAGCGCTTAAATCGTCATCGGTCTTTACTTAAATGCGAACGACATGCATACTATGATGATAAATGTCCGAATGCATGGTATTAGATTGGAGTTGACGTTGGCCGCTATCATGCTAATACTGCTATAATGGTAATTAAAGTATTACCAAATGATTAGCGTTTTAAGAAAAATGTAATTTATACCGAAGTTATCAACGGAGAAAACTACATTACAGAGTAGGCGCCAAGAATTAAAAAATTGATTGAGTTATATAGCCCGCGCGAGGTAGTAATTGACGGCAACGGTCCGGGTATTGGACTAATGGACGCAATGGCGGTTCCATCCTTTGACCAGCATACCGGCGAATCATTTCCCGCCTATTACACCTTTAATAATGAAAATCATTTGCCGCCAGAATTAAAAACAGAATAGGAAGAACCAGTTCCCGCCTATAATGCTATTCTTTATGACATTAAAGCTGGAGCCTCAAATGAAGATGAGATTCATTCTGCATTTTTAACTGCTATAAATACTGGTTCGGTGGCGTTCCTCGCGCACGAACGTGTAGTAAAGGATAAATTACTTAAGACTAAGAAAGGACAAAAGATGACTCCCTATGATAGACGAGTATTCCTTATGCCTTATGAAATGACTTCTCGCTTAATGGACGAACTTAATAATTTGCGGCTAAAGCCTACTGGAGTGGAAAACAAGTTTAAAGTTGAAAGAATTTCCCGCTCAATAGAAAAAGACCGCTTTTCGGCATTAGAATATAGTCTATACAGAATAAAATATTATGAAGATAAAGAAATTTTTAAAAAACGGAAAAAAAAGATAAATCAATATGTGTTCTTCAGTCCTAAAAGTAGGGGGTGAGGTTTATGAATTCACTAAAGCCGTTTTTAAAGTTTGCGGCTAACAACCGAATATATCGTGTTCCGATAGATGAACGCGGCGTCAGTCGCTATGGCGCAAATTCACGTACTAATCCAGTAGGATATCACGATTTTTCAGTTGAAGAAATTGAGCAGATTATTCGCTCTGGGGATTTAGATTCCTTGCGATAGTTATCTCGCTACTACTATCGTACAAATAGCGAATACCGCGAAAATGTTGATTTTTTAGCCACCTTACCTTTTTATGATACATTTGTCACCCCTATATTTGAACAAGGTAAAGGTTCACAAGCTTAGATTATAAAAAGTTTTTACAATGCTTGCGCTTTTGTAGATAAGCTTGATGTTAAGAATACATTTACTCGTATTACTAAATCTTGGTTGGTAAATGGAATGTATAATGGAATATTACGTGAGATTGGGAATAAAGTATCCATTCAGGATCTCCCACTGGAATTTTGCCGCACGAGATTCAAGGATTATAATGATTTAAATATTCTTGAATTTAACGTAACCTATTTTGAACGCCGTTTTTCTGATGATAGAGAAAGAGCACGCATGGTTGCGACCTTCCCAGAAGTAGTCCAAAAAGCGTGGAGAAATTGGAAAGATAAGAAAACAGCTGATCCATGGGTTATGGTTTCATCCGCCGACGGCGGCGTAAATTTCTGCTTCGCGGACGATCAAACTCCATTACTCATTGCCTCTTTGCCAAAACTACGGAAGTTAAATGATGCTGTTGATCGCGAAGAAAAGCGTGATGAAAACGAGCTCTATAAACTACTAATTCAACGCATGCCTATTGATAAAGATGGCGAGTTAGTATTTGGGCTAGATGAAGTTGAAAACATACACCAAGGAGTAGCGACAATGCTTCAAGACTTAGATACTGTGGACGTTCTCACCACTTTTGGAGATACGACTTTAGAGAATCTACAGGATTCCTCTGCAGCAACTTAGTCGGCTAACCGAATAGATAAGTATACGAAAAATGCTTGGAATGCTTTGGGGCGTGGTTCTATTCTTTTTAATCCAGAAAATAGCTCTACGCTCGGATATAGTATTAAAAAGGATGAAAGTCTTATGAAGAGTTATTTAAATATGTATAGTACGTGGATAAGATTTCAAATCAATTAGCGCTTTACCCGCACAGGTCTAACCTTTGATTTTGAAATCTTACCCACTACTATGTTTAATTTAAAAGACTACCAAAGCATTTATTTCCAAGGCGCATAGTATGGCTATTCTAAAATGCGTGCAGGTGTAGCAAGCGGCGTAAAACAATTAGCATAGCTAAGTCTTATGACCTTTGAAAACGATTTCCTTC